ATTAGAGGGTTCACTATCTACCAGCCAGTAACTTCTAATAAGGCAGATGGTTCGTTTTCCATGAGATTTATAGATAGAGAAGATATGTCAATCCAGTATATGTTTAACGACTGGGCTGACAAGATCATGGAGAAAGAAACTAAGAAGACTGGAAGAAAACTAGACTTAACTTGTACAGTAATGCTTAAACAGTATAACACTCACAGACAAGTTATCAAGACTCTAGTATTCTATAACGCCTTCCCGACAACTGCTTCAGAAATGGGGGAATCTAGTTTTGGACAGGATGCAACAACAAACGGTGGAGAGTATGACATAGAATTCCAGTTCGAGTACTATGAAAGACAAAGAAATAGTGTTCCAATTACTGACGGGACAGCTTCATAATTAGAATTTTAAAGTTAAACAATTAGGTACTCGATTAGGCATAAAAACTTAGTTGAGTACCTTTTCTTTTTCAAATCACAACAAATCATGTACATAAGCAATCAAGAACTACCCAGCAAAGGATTATTTTCAAGGGAAGGTGGAACAAATATAGAAATTAAACCACTAACCTTCAAACAGCTGCTGGATTATATAGAAAACGTGGAGATAAACCCAATAGCTAAACTCAGAAAAGACCTTAATCTATTAGCCAGTACAGGAGTGGATTTATATAAGGTGAGTTTGCTGGATATGGACTACTTAATCTTCATGCTAAAATCAATAACGATCTCAGATGACATAAAGTTCAATTCAAGTACTAAGTGTTATAGCTGTGATCAAATAACTCAATTCTCATTTAACTTATCTCAGATTCACTTTAAGGATTTTGACAGTGAGGAGAATAGAATCCCGAGTAAAATAAACATAGGGGGAGAGATGAGAAAAATTAGGGTTCCTTCGATAGGTGAATTTTTGTCAGTGTTAGATACGATATATAAATTCAACCCAGAGATAAAACTCGCACAAATTAAATTATACAGCCTCTTTGATGAATGGTTTGTGGATCCTACTAGAGTTCAGAACATGGTAGATAACGCAAGTAGAGAGAGTGCTGCTAACTTAATATATTTGGATGATAAGTGTTTTGGTAGAATAGAACCGGTAGAGTGTAAGTGTGTAAATTGTGGTCAAGTACAGTTAACGAATATAGACGTACTAACCATAACTGAAAACTTCTTTACCGACTTTCTCAGGCACTTCCGACCTAATGAATCTCAAGTACTTTTTGAATAAGATAGCCAGGTATGATAACATAGAGGATTACCTTTATTCTACTTGTGTTAAATTCTATGAGGACTACAAGAAGAGATTAAAAGAATCGGATGGGGTGGATTTAAGTTACCCTCAATTCAAGATTAATATGTGATAAAATACTATGCTTAAAGGATTATTTGGAAAAGGAGCTCTTAAGGGATTTGGAAACTGGATTAAGGGTGCTCTACCTAACGTCATTAAAGATACACTCATAGAAAGGGCTTTAGGTTCTCTCTTTGGTGGTGGAGGTGATTCAGGTGGAGGTGGCGGAGCAGAGATGCAGGCTACGATACAAGCAGGACCAGCCCAAGACCCTTCAGTTATGCGAAAAAGGTTAAGAGAAGTAAATGCTCAATACCTAAACACTAAGTCAGAGAGGGATAGAGAACTTAGAAAGCTAAACCTCGTTGAGACTAAAATAATGGCTAACAAACACACTAATGAGCCTTTTCCTAATGACAGTGATAGTTCTAATAGTGATAGTAATGTAGCTGAAATAGACGTAAATCATGTAAATCCTCCATCAAACTCTCAAAGTAAAACAGGTTATGAAGATCAACTAAATGATGTAACTAACTTAAGTAATGCAGTAGGGGAGTTAAATGCGGCTAAGAATCAACAAAAAGCCTACAGCGACCCTGATGTAAACGGAGCTAGGATAAGTAAATTGGAATCTAAAGTTGATAAGTTAGACCAAGAATACAGATCCAAATACTTACTTAATAGAGGAGATAGACTTAAGAGTGCAGCTGCCGATATGATACCTGGAGTTAAACTTGGGTATAATGATGAAGCTACAGTCAGAGGGTTTAAGGTCATGAACAAAGAACTAGAACTCCTAAGAATCAAACAAGCTGAGACTATAGTAAACATGCAGGCTGCTCTTCAAAATCAAGGGTATGCCGGTGGAGCTGGTCGAGGCGGTTCTGGAGGAGGTGGAGGCGGAGGAGGCTTCTTATCAGGTATCATGGGTTCTATAGTGTCTGGTTTAATGATGGAAGGAGCTATGACTCTGGGAGGGAAACTCTTGGAGAAAGCGGGTGTAACTGGATGGGCTAAGAATCAGTGGACAAAACTTAAGAATGCTACAGGTCTCAATAAACTTATAGGCAAAGGAACTAAAGAGGCTGCTGAAGAATTAGGAGAAGAAGGAGCTAAGGCAGTTGCTAAAGGTACAGCTAAGGGTATGACTTCTGCTGCAGCTAAAGGAACCGCTGAGGCTGTGGAACAATCTGTAAAACAAGCTGCTAAAGGAGTAGGGAGAACAGGAGCAAGAGAAGCGGCAGAGAGAGCTATTCAAAGTGGGGTTAAGACAGCTGTAGGAAGAAAAGTAGCAGGAAGAGTTACTAAAGAAGTTGCAGAAGAGGCTGTTGAGATTGCAGGTAAGAAAGTGGCTCAAGCAGGACTAAGATCAGCAGGTACTAAGATTATAGGAAAGATTGGTCAAAAGTTAGGTCTTGGAGTACTAGGTAGAATTGCTAAGAAGATTGCAGTTAAAGCTGGACAAAAGTTAGCAGTAATGGCAACAGGTCCAGTAGGTCTAGCGATTAATGTAGGTATGCTTGCTTATGATTTATGGTCTATAGGTTCTGGGATTATTGAGATTGAGATGATTATAGCTAGGTTCAAAGGCAATAAAATGGACAAGAGGTTATGGGCATCGCTAATTAACAAGAACCTTACCCCAGAATTAGTTAAAGAAAAAGAGTGGGGACCCGATGAACTTACTTTGATTAGAGAGCTTCCAGATGTTATAAAAGAAGTCGATAAGAAAGAGGGGTATATGTTTATTATGTATATTGGGGTAGATGAGATTAAAGAACTTACCAAACCAATAGACATGACCGCCCTTGATGATATAGATGACCAAATAAAGGCACATGAAGGAGGTGGAGATACGAGAGGATTCTTTACTAAGGTTGCCGATTTTGGAGTTAGATTATTTGCACCAGGGGAAATTACAGAGTCTCAACAGATAATGAATCATAGAAAGGCTCAAGCTCAAGGGTTCAGTTCTACTTACTCTCCTGGATATAACCCCAATGCTCAACCACAAGGAGGGTATTATGATGGTTCTTTTGGAGGATTTAGTAATATGTCTGGTAATTTATTGTTTCCGGGAGCTGGTGGGAGTTATTCATCTATACCAATTTCAAACGGAGACGGATACCAAGCAAATAGAAATACAATCTTAGCAGCATCTCAAGCGGTAGGAGTTGACCCAGGATTAATGATGAGATTGGCAGCTTCAGAGTCAGGATTTAAGCCCTCAGTAAAACACGCTAAGGCTACAGCTGCAGGTTTATTCCAGTTCATTGATGCTACATGGAGAGCTCAGCTTAAGAAGTACGGACCTAAATTCGGAATACCACCTAATGCTCACCAATCAGATGCCAGAGCTAACGCCTTAATAGGTGCTCAGTTCGTAAAGGATAATTTGGAGAGAAGAAGTGCTAGAGAGGGATTACCACCTTCTGCAGCTATGGCCTACTTAGATCACTGGTTAGGGGAAGCTGGAGCTAATAGATTCTTCCAAAAACTTAAAACTTCACCAGGAGAGATTGTAACTAATGGTGCTCTTGTTGGAAATGAATTCACCTTAAACCAAGCACTAGCAAGAGAAGGAGGTAAAGGTAGAATTTTGTCTGTAGCTGAAACTTACCAAAACCTAGATAGAATATTAGATAAGAAAGGTAGAGATTTTGGAGTAGTAGAACCTCTTGGTGGGGGTGGTGGATTTGCTGGAATAGCTGGCATACCTAGTCCTACTAACTTTATTCAGACAGCTCTTAATTCAGCGGGACATTCACAACCTCAAATGGACAAGAGTGCGCATAAAGGATTCATAACTAAAGCTGTTCAAGATATCGCTAATGTAGGAACTATGGCGGCTCAAAGGGCAGCTTCTAGTGGATCTAAAAATAAAGGAGTATCACCAAGCTTAACCGGAGGGAACACTATTGTATCTAATAACACCACCCACGTTGAGAAGAGAACCGAAATCAATAACGTCATAAAACCAAAAGATAAAAATAGTCAGGGAGTACAAAAAGGTCAGAGAGCTAACAGAACTGCTACGGCCTAAAAATAAACTAAATGCAGAAACTTTTTATAATTACCCTCATTTCTATGTCAAGTATTTTAAATAAACTAGCCGAGTCTGACGCTTCAATTAAGAGAATGCAACAGGCAGCCCTTTCAAGTGAACCAGTAGAGTCAGTTGATTGGGGGAGGGTTCAAGCTGAGGGAGACCAAGAGTTAGCTGATGCAGAGTATAAAGCAACTAACCCTGAGGACTCTTTTAATGCACCTATTGACGCTCATAAAACTTTCTGGGGACAAATGAGAGTTACTAGAGCGAAGATAGCTGCAATGTACATAGAATGGGATACAACAAATAAAGGGGCGTGGAAGAAATTGAAGTCGTTATATAAGATGTATGACAAAGCTACTTCAGTTAAATCCTCAGACCCCTTCCTACTAAAAATTGTCAAGTACTTATACGCTATTCCAATTGTAGGGACTGAGATTCTTATGTTTGGAGCAGAGAAACTTTGGGATATGGCTAAGACTGGAGTTACTGAAGGTTTTGGTCTGCTTAAAGGAGCGTATGAGGAGCTTTCAGGATTCATAGGTACAGCTAAGACGGTCCATGAAGTTAGAGAAAAGAAAGCCTTAGTAGGAGAAGCGATGAGCGATTTGGAGAAGCTAGAAGTTCCTAAAGTTCCAGATCCAATAGTACCAGGTGAGTTAGGTTTAGTGAAACAAGTGAAGCCTGAGAAACAAATAGACCCAGAAGCAGAAGCGTTAGATAAAAGATATAAAGAATTAGAAAGAGAGAAAGGATTAAACGACAAAAGTAAAAAGCAGTATAGAACGGTTCAAGAGCAGAAACTAGCAGAAGAGACAGATGAGAATTACGAGACGATCTATAGAAACCTCATGAAAGTTAGAAATGCTGATTGGAAGAAGAGTATCTCAAGTATAGGGGCAGATGAAGCTAGATATTCAGACGTAGAAACTTTAAAGAATCTTCCAGGTGTAGTACAAGATTTACCTAAGGAAGATGCTATGAAGATATTAAAGAAGTATCCTAGCATGTTCTATAGTACCTTCAACACTAACTACAACCTAATGGATAAGAACATGAAGGTGACAGTTAAGAAGTTAGATGAATGGAAGGAGAGAGACTTGAAAGATCCGATTCTAAGAGCAGCGATGAGGCAAACAAGTAGGCATGAGATACTTTCTAAGATGGACTTTGGGGTACAACCTACACTAAACCCTATGCAAGCTCAGATGGGTATAGACAATGTTCAGTTTTCTCAAGGTGCTGCTGTAGATACGAATTCACCTCAATTTAAGGGTAGTATAATAGGTGGAGCAAGAATAGATGGATTAAAACCTGACTTACTTAATTTCCACCAAGAGTTATTATCCTATGTACCTGAGGCTAAGATTACTTCTGCTTATAGACCTGGTTCAATTACTAAAGGAGGGAAACTATCTAGACACGGATCAGGAGAAGCGATAGACTACGGGGTTAATTCAAATTCTACCTCAGGAGTTAAGGAATTTTTATATTCATCTCAAGGACAGTCACTTCTTAGAAAATACGGATTAAACTTTATTGATGAGACTATCCCTGCCGTTAATGCTGCTACAGTTAAAAGTGCTTCTGGAGCGTATCACATAGGTAAAGATAGTTCAGCTGCAAACAATAGATTAAACTACATCAACCTTGACCCTAGATTCGGACCTAAAAAGCCAGTGTCAATATCTAGATCTTATGCACCACAGTCTTATAATCCAATGCCACCTATGCCAAATCAGTATATACCTATTAATACAGTTACTCAAACCAATTCTTTTAAAACACAAACAAGTTACCGGTGAACCGCCTCTAAGTGAGGCTTCAAAATAACTCTAAGGTTATCAGGCTTGTTCCAAGCCTTTATTTAATATGTTTATGGCTGCATTTAAGTCTCTATCTAAGGTTAAACCACAGTTAGGACAAATGTATTCTCTATCAGTTAATTTTAAATTATTATTAATGCTGCCACAAGAGCTACAACTTTTTGAACTAGGATAA